GATGGAGAATAAGTGGTTGGTGAAATGGAGAATAACTGAGATTAGAGAATAAGTAACGGATATATTTTTGGGCTGGAGAATAAAATTGAAAATTGAAAACAAAATAATATAAAGAATAACCAGCATATTAGATTAAGATGGTGAATATCACATACGCATTCAAAACACAGACGGCAGCAGCCACAGCATACTCTATGATTAAAAAATATCTAAACTCTAAGGGAATATCCAGATGGGAGGTATTAACGCTCACGACCAGTTTAAATATCAGGTCAGCATCCGTGCTCTTACACACCTCAAGCAGGAGGACTATAATGAGTGTCGGGATACATTTGATAATATTATTACCGAATGTAATAATGAAGAATTAAAATTAGATAAAAATGATGATGATGCTAAAACTATGTATATCTGGCTGGAATTACATAAACATCAGGAGCAACTCAACGAGAGACGCTATGCTATGATGACGGGCGATTTGGGACACAATCGTCGGGGCACGAGCCACATCGTATTTGATGGATATAAACTAAGGTCTGGGTGTTAAGTCGCTGAATAATATTTTATAAAATTGAAAACAAAATATTATTTTTTATTGTTCGTATATTGCTGAAGTTATAAGATGGCTACTCTCACGATTTCACCAGAGCAGAATATGATGAATATGATTAGGGTCTCAATAGAGAAAGACATAGCAAATGGAAACTGTAAGCCGATGGAGGCAACACGCAGATATAATAATACTGCTCGTAGTATGGGACTACCTCCCGCTACTGACGACCAAATTAAAAAATTTAAAAATATAAGAGCCACCTATAATGCCGCACGACGCAGAGCCAGAGCAGCAGCAGGGCAGGAATTCCGTCCAGTCCCTCCTCCTCGCAGCATACGCCGACGAGCACCCACAGATAATAATGTGCCTGATGTGCCCGAAGAGGAAGGTGAGCGTGGAGGCGGTGAAAGTAAAACAAGCGAACCACCTATTGCTACTAATGTTGTTCCCATATATAATGAATGGGAAATAGACCCTGATATTCCCTATGCTATTGCTGTCTAAATGTCTAAATGTCTAAATGACTAAAAAAAATTTATAATTTATAATGATTATCTTTTCTAACTGTCCCGTGTATATGAACCAACATATTCTCCTGTGCCTTCTGCCGATTTGTTAATTTATCCCAACATTTTATTCCACAGAAACCCAAATATGATTTTACATAATGTTCCATTTTTTTTGATTTTTTCATATGTGGGGCTTCCTCATATTTTTTATCGCAACCTCTACAGAGATGATATTCCATTTATATATTACTATTTTATTATTTTTTTAGACATTTAGACATTTAGACATTTAGAACATAGCATCAATCATATCACAAGCATCATCTATATTATTAAAACTTATAACTTTGAAACCCATACGCTCCATATCAGCATTTATCTTCGCATCCTCATAGTCCCAATCCTCTAATGAATGAATAGACATTTTTTTATAATTATCCATATACACAAATCCTCTCACTCCTGAGAACTCTCTCACATATTTTGTTATTTCTCCAATAAATGCCTTATATAATGTATGGTATGATGTATCCTTAAATCCTGCTGCGGCATTTTTACATCCCTTCGTCCAGCCATCAATTGGAACAAACCATTTCCATTTTAAACTATCAAAATCAGGCGTAACATCAATAAGTTCTCCATTTATTTCTACTACAGCGTGCGTCTCCATACCTATCCTCCTCTCAGGATACTTAACATTACTCACGCCGTCTGGTAGTGCTGTAATATTAAACCCCATTACAACCCTCGCATTTGGGTCGTCAGGATGCTCCATATTATATTTACAAGCAGCACCATAGGCATTCGTATAGCAATAGTTCTCCCATCCCCACAGGGAACGGTCTGCTGCGTCCATCCTCACAGGAGCATTACCAGACCACTCTTCAACCCCTGCTAAATAATCCTGCTTCACAAAATCACTCTGGGATATAATTTTATTTTTATTAGTTTTATTCTCCAGACGATTACGCAATATCATAGATATAACCTCATCATCAGGAGCAAAGTCCATATTCGCCATCATAAATGATTTCAAATCAGTAGGATTTTCAGTAAGGTATGCTGCCTTAGGCGTCATATTTTTCTTCTTCCTACAACATTTTTTATATTTTTTACCAGACCCACACGGGCACTTTGCGTTGGGCTTACACTTAGGTAGTGTCGGTGCGAACCTGTTAGTGTAACACACCTGAGCGTCCATCATACGAGTAATTTGTGAGAGAGTAGCCATCCTGAATATGCTGATAATATTAATGTGTTTTTTGTTTTCAATTTTATATTGATGTGGTGTTGAAAAGTTCAACGGATATATGTGGTGATATGCTGTAGAAACTTTTTGGAAAATTCATTTCAATTTTCTACACGCATCAGGATAAACTTTAACGGATATATCAGTCCATTTAGAAAATTGAATTGAAAAAATAAAAAATAATATTCCACTATTCACGCCTCAAAACTTCAACGGATATATCCAATCCAAATTGAAAATTGAAAACAAAAAACAAAAAACTAATCTCTACTATTCACCCCATATATCCGTTACATAATGTCCTCATCACACTTCGTATCTTCTACACACATCCCATCCTCCGTCAGCGTCGGGTCTGGAAATAATCTCATCGGCGGTATGGAAGTCGGCAACGAGATTGTTAGACAAACTGTCGCTCCACATTATCAGCGGAAAGCAGTTCATAGTAACTCAGGAGATAGTATTATCATTATGAATAAAAAACATCACACCATCTGGAAAAAAAATCTCAAACTACTCAGGAAAGACAACTTTGATAAACCAACTGTGACGAAGAAGGAGAAGAATGATATTCACGCATACTGCCTGATGATTATGATGGGAGAACATATGAAAAAACACGAAAAAAAACAAAAAGAACAAAAAGAAACAGCAGAGGAAACTATGACGAGTGACTAAATGACTATTTGTCTAATAAATATACATTATTTAAAAATAAACTATTAAATTTTTTTTATTTAGTATATATAAATGTCTCGTCGTAAGAAAAGCGATTTAGCCCAAATGGTAGGTATATCTGCTGCTGAAAGCCAGAGCCAGCGTGTAGAAACCCGACTAATTGAACCCCGCTCATTCTCACAGTCACAAGCCGTATTTGAACTTCCTCAGGAAGGTATATTAAGTGATGATGTCGCCCTTCAGTTACAATTAACTACCAGCGAAACTAACGCCAACCAGAGAAACGACCTTCCTCTCGCTGCTGGTATTTTAGGATGTTTAGACAGAGTTGAAATGTTCTTCGGCACTACACTTATTAATGCTGTTGAGAATTGTCCTCATCTTCTCCAGATGAAGAACTGTCTCATAGACCAGGATATTAGAGACCAGACACATAATGTATATCTCGGTTCATTTACTGGATTAAAAGCCGTCAAAGGTGTAGGTGCTAATGCGTGGGGCAAATTAGGTCTTAACTCTATTGATACTGTTACTCAGCAGGGCACACTCGCCAGTCAGGGTGTTCTCGGTTTAGTTCAAAATGACGCTACTCAAACTAATAAATTAGACCATTTCCGCACTACTGCCTCCTCATCTACAACCCCTTTTTGGACTATAAAACTCAAAGATATATTCCCTGTATTAAGCCAAATTCCACTTCCTTTGTTCGCACTCAAAGAGCGTGTTAGGTTTGTATTCCATTTCTCCAGCGACCTTGCTGGTAATAGATGTGTTGCTGGTAATACTGCCGCAGGAGGCGGTGCTACTCCATTCACTACTGGTAATAATATTGTTGAAGGTTCTTGTAAATTATCTACTGACCTCATCTACTATGAAGACCAGGTAGGCGTCCCCTCACCTATGCTTAGAATTCAACAGGAATTAGAGAAAGGTGTATCTCTTGTTATGACTGATTATGTTAATGTTATTTCTACCTTACCCGCCAAAGTCGTAGGTATTGGAGCAACAGCAGAACAACCCCTCTCTGTCCTTATGGGATTAGACCACCAAATCGTTCGTAATCTACTTATGGCTGTTGCTCCTGAACCTAATTTCGGTGCTAATCCTACTACTCCTGCTAATAGATTACTCGGTAATTATCTCAGTAAAGCATCTCAGGTCGGCACTACCCTACAGGTAAGTATTAATAATGAAAATGTATTCCCATCTCCTCTTAATACTGTCGCCAAACTTTATAATGAATTCTCACAGATTGACGATGTTCCTCTTAAGGTTAATAGAGGTTTATACTCTGCTGACGGTCAAACTCTCATCGCAGGTGCTAATATTCACGACTTAGATACTAATCAATCTGCCTTTGATGCGGGTCTTTTCTTTCACGGTGTCCCTCAGGATGAACTTAATTTCACTATGAATTATATTGGTGTTAATCTTAGTAAAGATGCTGGTATGAATTATGTTGGAAACGGCACTCAAATCGGCAGACAGCCCGTCATCGTCACCCTTAATCGCACACGCAGTAATCAAGACCAGGCACAACTTAGAGTTCTTATATGGGCGGAGGTTGAGCGTATGATGATGATTAAATCTGGAAATATCTTTATGAGCGGTCAATAAATAATGTCTAATTGTCTAAATGTCTAAATGTCTAAAATGAATACTAATTACTCACATATATAATATCCAACTATCCGTTAATAATATCATAGTTTCTATAATATTATTTTGAATTTTTTTTAGTCAATTAGGCATTTAGGCATTTAGTCATTCTGGGTCGCTGCCTTTGGGTTTTGCTGGTTCATCTTGTCCTACTCCCTTAGGTCGTTGAGATTGTCTCGGTGTTACTTGTCCTTCTTTGGCTTCCTCACGATTACGCTGCGGTATATTTATAGTCATCACATTCGCATCATCACCTGTATCACCCATAAAATCCATCATATCACCCAACTCCATACCCGTCATAACTCTCTCTTCTATTTGTCTATTCATTTCCTCACCTCTAAATGTTGGAGCAAATTCTTCTTCTCTAAATGCCTGTGCCTGTTGAAATCCTATTTCATCTGCCGTATCTATAACTCTCATTCTGGCTAATCTTTCTGGTGTTAATCCTGATATTGTCCCCCCTAATTGAGGAGCAACCCATTCACCCTGTGGGTCAGCCAAACTTACCCTATTTCCTGCTGTTACTGCCTGTGAAAATACTCGTGCTACATAATCTAATAATCGTTCCTGTTCTATACGCAGTTCGTCGTTCATCTTACTCTCACCTCCACCTCCTCCACCTCGTGGCTGGTTCTGTAAATACTGAGTAAATACCTTCGCTATTCTTTCAAATGAATTACTACCATCTCTATTAAATGTTAAATATCCAAATTCATTTAGCCCTGTATCTTGAACCTTTGCCTCACCTATAGCACCTATGGGCTGTCCTGTTAATGGATTTATAACTCTATTATTTATTAATTCTATCAAAGCATTATCTGTATCTTCGGTTTCATCTCTTAATAGGGCTTCTATTTCCCTTAGTCCGCCAATATTATCAAATTCATCGGCTAAATATCTGGTTACACTCTGTGCTAAGTAATATGCTGACTGTGGGCTTTGCGTCAATATAGTATCACCCATAATAGTATTACCATAATTTGCTGGATTTCTTACACCTACATTACCTGTTTGACTATCCCTGACTAATTCTAAAGGATAATTTCTAATTAATAAATTCAATACATACGCTACAGCAGTTTCTAATTCTGCTTCAACTGGTGTGATGTTAGGGTCATTATCTATTTGTTGAAATGTAGTTTGTAATGCGGCAACTGCCTCTGCTCCACCCTGTATATCTACATTTGCTCCTGCGTCTTCTTGAACCTGTTGAAGTAATCCCTCCTGAAATAATGGAACATTTGGCGGGGCTGGTCTGTCTCCACTTCCAGATGCTCCCGCACCACCTATACCCCCACCTATTGAACCACCTCCTCTACTCGTATTGCTTTCTGTATTTTTGACTATTTGACTAAGTAACTCATCTGTCTTACTCTCTGGAGGTTGAGGTATATTTAATGGATTACCTAATGCGTCTGTGACTGGAGGAGGTATAACTATATCACGCTGAATTTTATATATTATTGTTGAATTATTAGAACATTTTTGTAATCTTCCTGTAATTGGGTCACGAAATGCTGTGTTAATCATAGACAACATTCTATCCTGATTTGCTGTATGAGTATATGATGACCCATATCCATAGATGAAACTACTTGCCTGATAATTTTTCATTAAATAAAATAATACATTTTGCTGCGTCCGTCCAGAACGATAATTTGTGCTACATATATCACTCTCAATTAATAAAAATGGACTGGTAGATAATATAGGTGGTGCTGATGCTGTTAATGACTGATTGACTAATTGTAAAGATACACTCTCATCATTTAAAAATCCATTACTATACATAGGAATACCATTCACATCATTACCCGATGCGTCCATAGTAAAATATGTATTCAACGCAGGGTCTATACTATTATCTACAGCATTACACAGGATTAATGGTTTCGTTCCACGACTTATTTTATCTGGTGCTGACTGATTAAATGTTGTAGGATTATATCTATTTTGTTGCTTACCGTATGCTGGTAATAGTTCCCTATGTGTTTGGAAACCTAACCTTTCAAATAAACATCCAGTCCAATTACCCTCATCTGCTTCCACACAATCTTTTATAATTTTCTGCCGTTGTATTTCTGTTTGCCCCCAGTATGATACTACCAAATCTCCATTTTCGTCAAAACTTTCATCCGCATTATTCCAATATGACGATAAATTTATATTATTTGGTGGTTCATAATTCTCAGGACATAACCATATTTTATATATTCCTATACCACTTATTTCTGCTCTTATACCACTATTCTTTACTGGAGCAGTCACCTCACTATTTACAAAATCATCTTGCCTACTATTACGACTAAATACTGCGTCTTCTGCTGCTGTATTTATTATACCTGCTTTTGTTCCAGTAGTGGCGGATGGATTAATTTTTTCATCAGTATAAGGAATACTCTTTTGATTTAAAATATTATCATCTTGTAATTGGACGAATTCTACTCTACCTTTATCTTGTGCGTATTGAAATGTAGGTTGAGTAGCACCTACCCATACATAATTTACTTTATTATATTCTAATCCCAAATTTGGTTTGATTGTATCTGTGGATGGTGTAATCGCTGGTTGCCTATATACTGATAATGTTGCCGTTTCAAACTGAATAAATTGGTTAGGTGCTGTGGGGTCAGCACTATAATAATACCCATTATGATATGCTCCAGGTTCTCCTAATCCTCTTGCCTGAAATATACCTATTCCTTTATTATCAAACGATGCCGCTGGATTATAATTTTGAATACCACTACCTGATGTTAATATCCAGGTATTCGTCGCTGTGACTGGATTAGGTAAGGGAATTGTATTATCACCATTAAATAGAGGATTTAAATATAATCCAGTAAAATTAAATCCAGCAGGATTTGAAGGGTCATAGAATTCTGGAGTATCTGTAGAAACTTTCGTAAATCCTGTGACTGCTGCCGCTGTAAATAATGATGATTGTTCCCATATAATTTGTGCTGTTGCTCCTGGAAATTGGAAACATCCGCTTAATTGTAATCTACATCTAAATCGTCCAGCAGCATTAATATATGGTGCGGCTAAGAAATTTGTTCCCAAATCTAAATCTGTCGTAATTCTCTGCGGGTCTGTCCCTAATGTTTGAGTATAATTATATGTGGCTGCTCCTAATGGCGAACTGGAAGGGGCTTGATAATATTCATTTTGTTCTATATTAAGTGTATTTTGTATGCCTACTTGTTCCCAACTACCAGGAACTACAGTCGTTTTTGTGAGCGGTTGTCCTCTTTTTACCTGGTCGTTATTCATAGGACATATAGCGTGATTATCAAAGAAACTATTAGATATACCTATCGTTTGTCCCCATACCATACTACCGAAATTTATTGAATTTAATTTATTTTGGTCTGGGTCATAATCCGCTCCTACCATAATAGCACATAATGTAATCGTTGAACCGTCTCCACGCTTATATTCATACGGATAAAACCCGATGTCTAATTGTCTAATAAAATCTGTATTTATATTGTCTAATGGGTCTGGATTATTATTCGCCATCGTAAAACCTATATCATTCATTTCTTGTGGAACAACTATGGGAGGAACTGGGTATTTCAATCCTTTAAAATTTACCGCTTTTTTATAAAAATTTGGGTCAAATCTACTTTTCATTTTTAGACGACCTAATTCTTTTAACATTTTATATTTCTCTTCTTCATCTACATTACTCGTTGCTGATACACCCGCAAATATTTCGTGTGATGTTGTAGGACATATTAAAGTTCTATTCGCACCATAAACTACTGGACGATAATCTGGGTCTGGTAATCCTCCCGCTGGAACTGGTAATTGTATAGGTTCTGGTAATCCTAATGCTGTGCCGAATGTAGGGTCTGTAGTTACAGATGCTTCAGTAGAAGGTTGATTAAGCCAGTCATAATAAAATGGTCTATTATTTTGAAATCTGGGTTCTTGTGCTGGTGGTGGATTAGGTGGAGGTGCGGTTATAGGATAATCTGGTGCTGTATTAGGAGGTTCGTGTCGTGGTGCTCCCTGTTGTGTTCTTAATTGTGCTGTGCTTCTATCATCCGTCATACCCACATCACCATCAAATACCCATCCATTTATATCTCTGCGTTGGTCTCTATATGTTACTGGAGCATTATCATTTATATTATAATATGTTTCATAGTTTCTCATCGCTTTCGCAAATTTAGCCCAACTTCCATATTCATCGTCTGCTTGAGGAAAGGGTATATTCGTATATATTAATTGATTTTCATATAATTTATTTGCTATTAAATCTTCTGGTGTTTGATTTGGAAAATTAGACAATTCGCCAGTATATCCATTTGTTCCGTTAGGTTGAGTGAATGATAAAACTTTATATGTTAATTTGTTATTCAATATGATTGTTTTTCCTACTTGTCTTGTGATTGGCTCTGTTCCACCCTCCCAATCTACACGGTCACAATTCCATACTGGTAGATTACTCCATCTATCTCCTAATTGATATTTATATAAATCTGCTGTAGCCATATTACCATATATAGGATTAGCCCAACCTTGAAAATTCGTTTGAATTAAATTTTCCTGGTCTGGATATGTAGTTTGGTCTGCTATAAGTTGAGTGGATGTTTCTATTTCTCGTAAATATGTCGTCTCTTTATTATTATCTAACTGTGCCTGTGTAGCATTCTCATCTGTAAATCCTGGAATACCTCCATATTGTTTCCCGTAACTTTGAGCCAAATAATTACGACCTGAAGTAAAGTTTGCTGGATTTACTTTTACTGTTCCACCATTTTTAATTGGAATTATATCCGTCACTATGTTTCTATATTGTGCGTTATTCGTATCTAACATTAATGTATTTTGATTATCTGTAGTCACCGACCTATCATAAAATCCTACTCTATTATAATATGGAACTACATTACTTGCTGGCTTTCTGTTTTTTGGATTTTCTAAACTATTGACTAATAATTTACTCGTCTGTTGCGTTGTTGTCCCTAACCCTGTAATCGTTTCTCTTATGCGTTCATTAATTACATTTGATACACTATTCACATCCTGTAGTAATTCTTTAAGGGTTACATATATAAATGCCGTCATAGGTTCAGCATCAGGCATCTTCTCATTATTCATACCCCTTCTTCCTCTACCAAAATGGTCGTTCCTCATAAAAATATATGGGTCATTATTATTCTCCTGTTGGATATTCGCATTTCTATATCCAAATTGAGATGCTGCTGGTAGATTACCATACTCTCCCGCATCTGTTGTAAAAAATTCCTGTGCTGGTGATGAACCTGTGACTGTATCTGGTTTGAACTCTGTATTTGGAAATAATCTTAAATTCGCATCTTGTCCTGTTTGAGGTTCTCGGGTATTTCTACTATATAAAAATAGAGCATTATTACCTCTCATATATCCGTTTCCTTCAAATTTATTATTGACGACAGGTATGGTAGATAATTCCAGATTATCATAATTAATTAATCCTTCTTGAGATGAACCTGGTTTTATATCAAATTTTGGATATACATTATCATCATTATCTAAATATATACCTCCTACATATACAGCACAATCACCACATTCAAAACCAAATCTCGTCTGTGCTCCATAATAAAAACCGAAGGGTTGGTCTGTGAGTGCCGCATTATTTTCATAAAATGTGAGTTGTAATACCTTTACATTAAATGCTGGATTTCCCAATCCTGATACTCCTTCTATACCTGCTATTTGTCCTACCCAATCTACTTGTAAAATATCAGTAGCAGAATTTACATTATTATTTATAAATATATGATTACCTACATAAAAATTATTTTGATATTCTTGTCCTGTTCGTCCTTTTAATATTCCATTATCATAATCTGTAAATAAACAATTTTGATTGTATGCCTGATATGGTGGTGTTGTTTGTGGTGGTGCTACGGCATTATGTGGTGTGATACGAATAGCCACAATCCTATCACCGACTGCCTGTGGAAAAGCAGCGGGTAATCCTACCTCAGGAGCACCCCATACCGCAGCCGCACCATTCAATATATATTTGAATTGATATATTTGATATGCTCGGGCAAATGGTGTTTGTGTGATGGGTGGAATAGGAGGAGCAGGGGCATATCGTGATGAGAATAAAGGCAGAGGAGGTATTTCATTTCCTGGTTGGTTCATATATGCGGGTTCGGGAGGTGTGCCGTCCCATATACCCCAATTACCAAATTCTACATTAGGATATACATACCCTTCGCCCATATTCACCTCTCTATAATTATTCGTTTGATTAGTAACATTACCCATAGGTATTCTGGGATTTAGATTGATAGGTGTTACTAAATTATCATAATTGCCTGTTCCACCCTGTCCGTTTATACCACCGAATGGATGTATCAACGGCATCCCTACACTATAGGTATTATTATTATTCATATAAAAAAATACTTCTAATAGAACTTTAGTATCGCAATATTTTTTTGTTTCTCCATTTACTACTACATTTTGTCCGCTAAATTCAATAGTGGGTGCTGCTGTTCCTGACCCTCTTATATTCGCACATACCATTTCTACAGATATTCTATCACCTCTTTTAATTACAAAGTCAGTTTCATTCGCCCAACTTCCATTTGTCTCATCATCATCATCTATATTAATGGCGGAGTTCTCTCTGGAACATTCTATTAAATATGTTTCTGTCCCCTGAAAAGTAGTCATTTAGTATAATAAGATATTATAATATTACACTAAATCCTTAGTCATTTAGACATTTAGACATTTAGTCACCTGCCTAAATGCCTATTTGCCTAATTGTCTTTTTAATTTACAATAGACACTAAGCCCCTATCATCATAGTTAATAACAGAGCGGTATAAGAAGAAAGTATATGAAGACATAGGAGAAGCACCATTAAGTTTGGATATAATGCGAGTAGAGTATGATTGCTGTTTAAAGTTTGCTGTATTACCCACGCCGAGCATATCACCAACTCTAATACCAATACCATAAACATTTTGGAAACCACATTCCGTAGTATTAATTATACTTCCTGTTACGCATTCGTGCTGAGTATCACCATTTGCTGTTGGGAGGTTCTCGGTATTTTGTCCTGCGAGTTGGTCTGTAGCAGGCGATGTGCGAGGACGAATACTCATTCCATAATAATACTGTCGCTGAGCGTCAAATGAACTACCACCATATTCATCTGCTACTGCTGGGTTTCTAACTATAACTTCGTTTTCATCAACCTGGAACTGAAGTGGGAACAATACTCCGCCTCTCATAAATGAAATCTTAGAAATAGGTGCGAGTTCATCATAAAGGTCTGGTTGGAGAACTGGGTCACTACGATTTAAGAGTGGTGTTGTTCTCATAGCATCCTTAGCATAATTGGAAATATGAGGTGTAGGTAAGAAATTTGTAAATGTAGATACGACAGCAGATAGAGCAGGATTAATCTGTGAGGTCTGGTCGTTGTTGTTAATTACAGAGTAGAATGAACTAAATCCACTAAATGGATATGAACTAATCTGTGGAAGAGAACCTCCCTTAGGCATAGCATACTCTCCCATAAGGGCTACATTCGTAATCTCATAGTAACTGTTAGGTGTAGTAGCAGTTCCACCATAAAGTGCCTGAATAGATGCCTGTAGAGAAAATTTAAGATTTAATCCACCAACACCGTTATTCATACTGAGAGGAATATCTGCTCCCTGAAGGAAAATACCAGCCATAATAGGCATAGCAACAGACATCTTACGATTAGTATATCTACCCTCTACCTGCTCGTTGGATGATACACCAAACTCATTACTAAGATATGTAGTATATTCATTCCATCCACTACCAGATGGTAAAAGTGATGCGAGCAGACGCCCATAATGGCGAATTGTCTCTAAATTTTGGTTCATAGCATTATTAATCTCTAATTGCTGAAATAAACTGGCTACACCTACACGATTATTGATGCGAACTTCACGCTCACCTGTGCCGTCCTGGTTGTTATTATTAGGAAGGGCATTTCCTCCATCTTTCAACTCTACATCAAAACAGAGTTTTAGATTTTTAGACCGAACATAGTATTCCTGTGGTGCGATACTAAATGTAATGATAGGATTACCCTGACGATAAGAGTATTTAGTATTACCCGAAGTTTGATTATCTGGAGCAATCTCAAATTTGCGAACTGCTGATATGTTAGACATCTTTAATATATCTAAATATTTTTATTTTTTTTCCTGTGTATTTTTAAATTAATCATTTGTTATTTGTTCGTCTTCTTCCCATATACCTATACCGTAATGTTGTGTAATTAAAAAGTGAAACCACTCTAAATTTAATGCTTCTTCTGCGTCATCATCACTATCGCTGTCGCTACTATGTATTTCTATATCTCCATCTACTTTACACCATAATTCATTATTCGTGATTTCTCGTATTTCTGCTGTATCCCACGCCATCATCGCAGGACTTTCTATAGGTTGATATACCATAATTTTATCCACCAGTTCCTTTGGTAGTGTTTTCCATCTATTAATCATATACTATAATATAATATATAATTACCATAGTAAATACATAGCATACCACGCTCTACTTCTTTTTCCATCTTTACTCATAGGGTCGTTCCTATGTCTGCTACGATATGCTTTTCTTTTTTTATCAGCAAATTCCTTGCCTTTTGTTCGTAGGAAAGTTCCATAATCCCCATATCCTAATGCTCCCACATCTGCGAGTTTTTTTTCTATCATTTTTCCTGTTTTTTTATCTTTCATTTTTTTAAAAATCGCTATTTTTTTTCCCTTGTTGGATGAAGGGCGGACAATAAGTCCATATTTTCTTGCTTGAGTTCTTGTATGCGGGGTGATTTTATACATTTTTCTTTTAATATATGTAGATATTTTATTGGTTCAGTAAATCTATCATATATAAACATATGGATATTGGTCTCATCAATATTAGTATCATATTCTTTTTCCCATCCTCTTATTAAATTTATATTAAAATCACTTGCCGAAATGTCTAAATGTCTAATTGTCTTTTTTATTTCATCTTGTATCAATTCTGGACTTATCCTATCCACTATACACACAGCATCTGGTGGTATTCCTTCGGGCATTATATATTATTATATTATATTTTCTTTTAGTCATTTAGACATTTAGACATTTAGACATTTAGATTAACATTAGAGGTGCTGCTGCTGTTTGTGCTGCTACACTATTACTGGGTGTTGGTGTGGGTCTTTGAAATGTTTGTTCTTTCTTTTTACTTTCTATTTTCTTTACTTCCTTTCTTACATACTTTCCTCTTACCTTACTCTTATCTACCTTTGGTAATGGTATATTTAATTTCTTTCTATTCGCCACCATAATCTCTATTAATCCCTGCTTTCTTAGGTGTGAATATCTTTTTATATTTGCCGCAGATATACGCTGCTTCATCTCTTTTACCGACATTCCTGCTAAATGCTTTCTCAACGCTTTCGTCATTAATATATATTATAAAAATATATTAATTTATTTAAAATTCAACAGCAACAGAGTTGGGTGTAATAACACAAGTGCGAATATGATATAACCAACTTCCTACTAATTTATTAATAACATTCTCACCTGCGGCTGAGCCATATTCTACATTTAATCTAATCTCATTCTCATTAGCATTAAAACTATGACCGTCCTTAGCCAACTGACGAGGAATGACGAGACAACGGGCATTTTCGCAAAGATTGCGTGCCTGAATGTCTAAACGACTAACTGCCTTTTCTGTTTCGTGAAGATGAATAGCATCCCACGATAATCTCTGGGCGGCTTCCTCATTTGCTGTAGCAACAAGGCGGGTAGATACTCTACGATTAGGTGTGAGACGATTAGCAATATTCCAAATATAACTCTGGAGGGCATCCCCGACAGGACGGAGTGTATCCTCATATAATCTATTTACAGACCTCATAGGTTGAGAGAGGATACTACAGGCACGACGCTCATTAGAAGGAATGAGTAATTCACTACGAGGAATACCTGCCTGTAAATTCTGGCGATATAGATTATAAGAAGGATAATCAATACGAATACCTCCACCAGAACTTACCTGTTTCATTAGACCATTCATAGTTGCTCCTGATGCCTGAACCACAGAGCAGACAAATTCAACATTTTTAACTTCAAAATTGGCTTTACAACTATTAGCATCAGCCCAAATTGGAGCATTCGCAGCAAGACCTGCTGCCCCTACATTAGCAGCACCACCAGCACAAGTATATTCAGGGCGACCAGCACCATCATTACCAACTGCCGTAATTGTTCCTAAGAAAAAAGGAGGGTCGGGAGCGATGGCTTCAACATATAAGTCCTGACCTACAGACCACGCAATATTAGCAAAATCTGCGAGTGCCTGAATTCTACCAGCACCAGGAGCACCATCAATAGTAGCAGTATTTAAAGATACACCAGCAATAGCAGGATTAGCAGCACCTCCCGCTACTGCCGCATCAATAGCGAATGTCTTAGGTGGCTCTGCTCCAGCAACAGGAAGTCCTGTAATCTGGCGAATACCAGTATAATTAGGAGCAGTAGAACTATATCCTACAGCAGTTAAAGCACGAAGAGCGGCTTCTTTCTTTGCGAGTTGAATGCGAATTCTAAGCCCATTTAGGGCTATAACTGGTAGGAGTTTCTGTCCCTGACCGAGTAGTCCAGACATATAAAGAGGGACAACACACTCTACTTCTTTGAAGGTAGTTCCATCTACAGGATTAAAATTAAAATACTGAGATTTGAGTGACTGACCTACAACAGGAGATACACCTTCCATAAGAGTTCTCATATTTTCTAAACCTTGTGTTTTAGTATAATGATAATACATAGCAGTCCAGGTATTTACATCCTCAAGTTGCTCTAAAAGTTGGGAATTTGCTCCATCGTATATGGATATGGTTTGAAGAACCGCAGAACCGCCAGCCATAGGGTCTGGTTGTGCTATACAATTGGTGCTGTCGGCGTCATCTTTGACTTTGAGGAGGAACTTAAGATATGAACCCTGTGAAGCATTTAATAGGGGGACTTCTTCAGGACTAACGAAAATTTCAATAATATCCTGTTCGGTATAGACCGAATTTCTATCCGTGAGAATGCTTTTGCTTAAAGTTGGAACAGACATTTATAATATACTAATATAAAAAATATTTACTTTCATTTTTAAATAAATATTTTTGTTTAGACAAATAGACATTTAGGCAAGGACAGGGGCTGCTACTCTTCCTCCTAAATCTAATGTAGGTTGGCTTACCTGTGGAAGTGGTGCTTTTCTTAATGCCTGTGCCTGTGCTTCTTCGCTAAAACTCTGGACTGCTCCATATACACCAGCACCTACACTACCAACTTCAGTTACTGCTCCAATACCTTCTAATAGTGCTCCTAATGGGGCAAATACACCTGATGCTAAAAGACCTGCTCCTACTCCTTCCTCTGCTGCTCCCGCAACCTCACCTGCCGTTGCTGCCGCTGCCGCATCCACAGCATCACCTATACCTGCTGAAGTAGCATCCGCTGCCTCTGTCGCTGCTGCCTGTTCGGCACTATCTGCCGTTTGTTCTATATCCCCTCCAAATGTATTCGTAGTCGTTCGTGTTACTCTACTTCCTGGTCTAATTTCACCTTCTTCTTTAGGGGCAAAATTATCCATTTCTTTCATTTCACCCTGTGGTTCAGGTCTGGAATATGGTCGGGCTTCCCGTCCCATAGTCGCTATACTCATTCTATCATTTTCAAATCCACTATCTAATCCTCTTTGAGTGGAAAATCTGGGCTCTTCGTGTGAAAATAATGCTGGTTCGCTACTTTCTGTTACAGATGATGATACTCGTGGTAATCCATACTCATCTACATCTTCAAACATATCACCAGCATCTCTCATTTCTCTACCTCTGGGTTCTTCACTATGACTGTATGAAAAATCACCTCTGGATGATGAAGGCATTTCATTCATTTCTATACCTGTTCTACTGCGTATTGCCGTCTCTCTTACTCTTTCAATAGGATTAAACTCTACTTTACTTTCACCACCACCATAATCTAAAACCGAAGACCGTCTTAAATTATCTAATCGCTGACCTAACATATTCTCACGAATATTCTCAACAGCACCTCCTGCTCTTTCCATACCACCCTCATACAACTCTCTACCTCTGGATAGTGCTGTATCTACTGCTCCTTGAACTTCTTTTAATTTTTCAGGTGCTCCCTTTACAAAATTCACTAAATCCCCTGCTCTTTTACCTACTTGTTTCAATCCCTCTACAGCAACAGGTATTTCTAAACCTAACTTCGCCATTTCACCATACTTCTCTACTTCACTTTGTAATCCAGCCAAAGCATTATTTCGCTGACGGACATTATTCTCTCTTAGAGTGTCTAAATTTGCCGAGTATGAATTTACATTATCCCGAATAGCGTCATCAAAACCTGTGATACTCATTTATATTAATATAATATAAAAAATTATCTGCCTAATTGTCTAATTGTCTAATTGTCTAATAAATTTTCGTATGAAAATCTAAATATGCTTCAGGGGGTGTGCTGTCTAATCTAAAATATACCCAACTATACATCTTACCTTGTGCGTGGCTCATAATTTCCTCAAACTTTCCACCAAAACTATCATCCAGGTCATATTTCAAAGCATCTAATTCCTTTCTATTCTTTATCATTCCACTTACTAAAAATCCTGTCGCATTCGCTCTTATAATTGGAACTAAATCTAAATATTTCTGTGTGCTATATAAGTATAAACAAGCCGCAGGTTTCTTTACATAATGTCTAAAACGACTACATAAGCGTAATACCGCTCCTCCATTCCTGCCGTGTCTATTAAATTCACCATAACAATCATCTACGATTAACGCATAAGAAGTATCATCATCTGCTTCTTTTTTTTGTCTTTGATTTTCAATCAAATCTGTTATAATTTTATCATCATATCTATCATAGCAGGTGTCCTTCCATTTCTTCGCTGTAAATCTGGATGTGCTGTCGTTCCATATAGTAGGACTAATTACATTCACCGAAGCAAAAAAATCCTCATCATCTTTACTCCCATAGAAGTTAGGGTTATGTAAAAAATTATTCCAGAGCGTGCCTTTTCCCATACGAACTCCACCTACTAACGCTATGAGTTGTCCCTTATATACATCAGGAATATTGGGGTGTAATTCCCGTTGATTTGGATTAACTTCTTGTTCTTCTGGAACTACAGGCAATATTGTTAAATCATTTGAAGCCATTTATATAATGTGAAGAAAAATAAACTTTTAATTTCTCCCCTATATTTATAATGAATGAATACGAAAATCAGGTATTGACTGACTTCAAAGTATATTGCCCCAAAGAAGTTGTCGCCAAATATAATCATAAACATCAAAATTCTAAAAATTGGACGAGGTTTTACTATTATAAAGATAAGAAACGACACGCTGTAGGTAAGGAAAATATAGATTATGATTATGAAGTTTCTTCTACCTTAGCATATAATAAAAATGTATTCTATAAAATGACTACGATGAGTAATGAGGATACATTCTTTGACTACTATTTTAAATTAAAAAATGACCTTCCTAAAATAGTTGTGAAAAAATCTAATAGGAAAGGTAAGAGCGACAGAACTAAAATGAAAAATGAAATTATTAAAAAAAAAACCGACTACGAATTGAGTGAAGACGGTAAATTTATTTGTAGATTTACTTAGACAATTAGACATTTAGTCATTTAGACAGCCGCTCTCTTAGCGGTAATTTAGTAGGGCGTTTTATACTTGAAATCATATTTATAAATTCCATAAATATCATTCTTTCAATATCCGCTTTATTAGGGGGTGATTTTGGCTTATCCATCGGCATCTTTCTAATGTAATATGCTCTCCTGCTTTTAAATCATTTATGAATTTATTGTAGTGCTCCATCTCCTTCACTACCAGTTGAAACTTCCATACATACCATACCTTCTCCTTTGGTCTCATACCGAACGACATCTCACAAATCATATCACGATATTCTTTTGCTGATTGCTTCATTTTGTGCCTGAATGCCTAATTGTCTAATTGTCTAAATCAACTTCAATTTTAATAATTGCCCTTCTCATCAGCCATATACTCAACATATCCATTCTTCGCATCATTTTTAATCGCTTTCAACTTCATACATACTGCTACACTACATATCCAATCCACCAGATAGTGAGGGTGCGACACTCCTATTTGCTTCTCCACATACTCTGGAAATGAACTGTAAATATGTCTATATATCGCTTTATACTCTATCATCTGCCTTCTCTTCCGCTTAAGATTTTCCATATATTTTTTTATTATTTCTGGAATTTTATTACCATCCTTCATTTCGTGAATGATTGCTTTTTTCCCATACTCCATACCTGTCTCAGCACTCATCGGTGTTGCTCCAGCGGTATAATTATCATAGAACCATCTCGTCCATTCAGTCAAAGGAATTGTATGCGTAACCCTAACTCCACCGTTCTTGCGGGTGTGTCCTTTGTGGGTGCGGGTGTTGGTGCGTTTGGATGTCTTCATAGTAGTTAGTTGTGTTGTATAGTCCCAGATACTTTTTGAAAAAAAAACTTCAATTTTCTTTTTTTTCAGTTTGATATATCCGTTATATTCCATAGTTCCATCGTCCGCCTCCTGTCTTATGTTGAGCGTATGTGGATGCTGCTCCAGTCCAGTTGGCTATGCGTTTCTGTGGGACAGGTCGTGGCTTACTGGGAGGAGGCATAGGTCTCATACGGGTATTTATAACTTTATTAGGATGAGGTTCTTTAGTTGCGGAATGTTTTTTCTTTCTTTTTTCTTCATACATATCCATATAACTACTGAATGTATCATAATCTAATTTCGTATTTGGAACAGGGGCAGCCATCGGTGCTACTGTTGTCTGTTTGCCTTTTTTTGCTTCTTTTTTTCTTCTACGGGTTTCTATACTCTTCGCCCTCCCTTTTGCTAAACCGTCTAACTGAGATTGCGTCAGCACTTTCTTTTTCCTCTTCTTTTTGTCTTTTCCTCTCTTACCTCTTAAACTATCTTCAGGGAGGGACAAATCTGTATTGTTTTCTAATTCATCTTTGGTCTCTAATATAATGTTATTTTTCGTTCTGGCGTATTTCTTAAATACATCTCCTGCTCCTACTTTTTCCTTTGGTTCTAACAATTCTTCATCATCGTCTAATTGCCTATTTGTCTCTTCTAATTCTTCCATAGGTTTTATAGCAAGGTCAGCAATATCGGCGAGTGGGTCTTTTACTTCGGGTAATCTATTCTGCGACATCTATATTTTACATTTAGATTATATTTTGTATAAAAAATACAAATATAATTTAGTCATTTAGTCATTTAGTCATTCAGGCATATAAGGAGTTGGAAATACTCCATTCATACCTCCTTGTCTAAAATCTTCATCTCTTCCTTGTTTTTTAACTTTAATTGTAATTGTGGTCGTTGGGTCTAATACTCGTGGTGTATTACCTAAGGCATCTGTAATACGGACACGCATAGATGAAACTGAAAATGGTGCGGGATTATTAAGACAAATATAATTTTCAACTGGTGAAGCGAAGAAATGTCCTCTACAATTATTACTCCACGCTTCCTGTCCTGTAGTTGGGTCTTTAAATGGACGGTCACCTAATGGAATTACACCTAAGATTGCCGCACTATTACCACCACTATTTAAATTTAATGTTCCTGCTGCTCCATCACCTGATGAATTACCATAATATCCTGTAATAGGTAAATCTGGTAATGTAACTACTAAGTTCAAATTCTCTGGAAATGTTAAACCTAAATCCAAATCCGCAGGTAATCCTGCCTGTGCTGGAAGCATAGCAGTCGCTGCTACTTTACCATAATGTCCTACATATCCTAATACTTTACCCATAGTAGATTTTCGTAACATTTGCCTACAATTCTTATCCCACGAACCTCCCTGTGCCTGAGGCAATTGTTGAGCGAGAGGACTTAAATCACCGAGTAAAAATGTATATGGACTGAATGCTCCCAAATCGCCACCGTTCATATCTACTATTTCCTCCTCATCGTGAAAAATAGCATTACATAATACACGGGGTTCTGTGAATGATGATGATACTCCCATACGAAGTGGAAGATGTCTGTATAAATCAAACATATATCTATTACCAGCACTATCGCTGGCGAATGTGGCTGGATTGGCTGGGTCACTTATATCTATTAATCCTGCTGTGCCTCCATCAGTTGCTGCCTGTGGTGGATTAGCAGCACTCCATACATTCGTCGCTAAAACACTCGTTCCCCAGTATGCTTCTATACAATATGTAGGATTTGCTCCTCCCGCATTAATGACTGGACGCATACCTACTCTAATATGGTCGTTGCCGTGTGCTGGGACGGCTGCCTCAGCCCATAATGTAACATTTGTTCCATCTTCATCATTTGCCCCCACTACTGACTTAATACCAGGACGGCGAGCATACCACCTTACCGTGAGCGAACCATCAGGGGCTGGTCTATCAATTTCCCACCATAGAGTATATGCTGTGCCTCCATTTAATTTATTATTGTTACTATTTACATTTTGAAAATTCTGTTTAGTGAATGTAGTATTATCAAATATACCTCCTCTTAGGCATTCTACTTCTTCTGGTGCGACATTATCGCTACGAAACGCCCAATTCCATCCTCCACTTTCTATATTAATATTAGATGTAGTTTGATTAAATGTGCCTTGTCGTGCTCCATTATGTGTATTCCATAGAGGTCTCATACATACAAAATTACCATTACCATTATTGCCTTTTAATTTAGCCCACGCAGCATAGTCGGCATTTCCTAACTCGTCTTCAATACTTCCTCCTAACTGTGTAGTGCTATTATTACCACCCTGTCTAATACGATTAGCACCAGGAACACATATCCAATCACCAGGCGTATTAGGAGCATATATACCAGGCGACCCATCAAATCGTGGGTCAGGGACAATTGGAGTATTCCAGAAGGTAAATGGTGCTACTCCAGCAGATGCGGAAGCCCATCCCCGAGCAATATTAGATATGGCTATTTTATCAGGGTCATTCATATTAGCATTCATTTCATCACCCACCGCCTGACCTATGGCTTTGATGGGGTAATTCTTTCCTTTGGTCTCTATATTAATCTCAATAGGACTATGAGGTGTATATAGTGTTCCATCTCGTGTCCCATCCTGTAAGAGCGTGCCGTGCCCTAATTGTAAGCCGAAACTATTACTACCAGCGGCTATTTCTGCTTCGTGAGCGACCATCATCTTACGATTAATGTTGGAACTTACTAAACAAACCTCAGCATCCTTAGGAAATTTTATCTGTTCCGTCATAAAATTACTGAAATCTTCGGGGTCACTTCCTTTGCTGTTAAGAACTATCAAACTCATTTATATTATCTAAATATAAAAAAAATCTATTCTATATTTATAATGCCTCATTTTTCCAAAGTGTTTAAAAAATCCAATCTCAAAACGAAGAAGGAGCGTCAGCCACGCAATCTATTAGATGTTGCTAAAATGAAACCTGAAAAGATGCCTACTCCACAGGATATATTTGGTAAAGACCTGAAGGAAGCCAGCGACACTAAATCCAAAAAGAAAAAATAATTCTATACTATATAATGTCTAATGCGACGGCTATATCATCTTCTGGCGTTGATGTGGGATATGAGTATTCAACATATATTTTAGGAGCGATGTTTGTAACCAGCGAAATCCTCCCTCTCCTGAAAGGTAAATCAAACGGACTGCTTCACGCTGTGCTATGCCTAATTCGTGGCTCAAAATGTCTGCTGGATAATGTAGAGGCAACTGTGGAGGGTCAAATAAATAGACAAGAGCCCCTGCCTAAAAATCCTGTGGCTGAACCTTAAAATATTTCATAGTTATTCTATAATTAATTATGAAATGTGTGCTATATTAGTGTAAATTTGTATAAAAAATCCCCAGAAACCTATGCTACTTATTATGGACGAATGCCTAAATGTCTAAAATCCTAAACGATTTGGAAGTTTTCTCTAAAGGATTATGAGATTTCCCCTGTATTTTAATTATTTTAGAATTTTTGATTTTCTTTTAGACATTTAGACATTTAGACATTATTAGACATATTATATTTAGTATATTACTATTCTTACACTACTTACGCTGTAAAAAAAATTAACTACACACAAACTATTACTTGCCTAAAATTTTGTATCCCTGTCTAAACTTAATCACTCTCATTACCCGCATCACCCACATATCTAATATTAGTGAAGAACCCCTTACTTCCACTAATTCTCATCTGTGACGCATACTTAAATCTATGTTTCTTAAACTCATTACGAATATTACTGAATTTCTTATATTTGTTATTACCATTCGCATCCTGTTTAATAAACTCATCACCAGTTTCGTTGTATAGATATGTAAGCATATCCTTCTTACTAATAACATCATCCTCATCATCACTCTTCACGAAACATTTTACAAATTCAGCCAGAGCATCGTCATCCTGATTAGTATCCTTGAACGCATCCCGCATACCGTCAAACTGCTTCTTCCATTCATTCACGCCCTTTTGATAATATTGCTTAGCAAACTCTGCGAAATATAGGAATAATGCGATTTTATATCTCTCATCCAGTTTAAACTTTTCGCCGAGTGTAGGGTCTTTGAGATAGATATGATTTTCCTCATCTACATCATCCTCATCATCCACGAATTGTGAATTACATTCCAATTGCCGTCCTCTGCGAAGCACACCCTCATCACATTTCGTCTCAGGGACAGCATTACATAATCCCTCAAATTTGAATTGAATTCGTAGTAAAATTTCTTCCATATATAATGGTTTTACTGGAGTGGTTTGTTGAGTAAGTTCTTTGACTTTCAGTCCAATCTGCGTGATTTCTTCAGTATATATACCACGAAATGCGGTATTGACTAATCCTGATAAACATTTATCATCCTTATTTTTATCTAATACTGCTTCCTTACCAATAGGTTTGAAGTAGCACGGAAAAGCATCTTTGAATATTTCCATTAGCGTAGATTTGCCGTTGCCTGCCGATGCTCCTAAGTAGATAAAGAACATCTGCCCGTTGATTTCGCCCGTCAGGCAGTAGCCCTTCCAACTACACCACGCAAACCGTTCAGCATCATTTGGTATAATTTTCTTCAGCATATCCTTAATTACTTTAATCTCCTCCGCATACTCCTCAACAGTTCCTGTTTCTACAGGGAAATCATATTTTAGAATAGCATCTCCTGAAATATACATTTCTCTCGTTCGTGCTCCAAATGTTCCAGTTTTTAAATCAAATGCTCCATTCCTGAATTGGAATTTAGATTTGGTATTTTCCATAAGATTAAACTGGACTTCCTCTCTCAGCGATGTATCGTAGAGTAACATATTATAAATATTTTTGATTGTTCCACCGAGCCATCCGCCCGTAGAATGATATTTTCTCAAATGTTTCTTTTTGAATTTGATACATTCTTCTTTGAATGCGTTTGGCTGCTGCTGACCCTCATCATCTATGCTATGGTCGTCCATACTTTCAATACTGGCTTCCATCTCTGTTTTCCAGTATATATACTCTTGCTTCATCAGCAACTGATGAATAATGGATTTTCCAATCCCGCACTTTTTGTCGTGCGACCATAATTTCGTTTTCTCATCAAAATAGCACAACTCACTATCTTTCTTTTTATAATCCGTATTTATAAGGAAGTTCTTTTTATGATTTTCCATAAATCGCTCCTGAACGCATTTATCATCATCCTCCATAAATTCAGCCCAGTTGAACGGTTTTGCCTTTTTCACGCACCAGTAACTATAGAAGCCCTTTTCACCGAATGCGTAGCGTTGATAGTCAGGGTCAGTTACAGGAAATGGAGTATCCCATATCTGCCTGATTGGTTCAACACCTCCATAGTTCGCACCCTGTCTCTTACACGCTTCGTGTAGGATATTGAATACATCTTCATTCTTAGATATAGACCAGCATTTGACGATGCCGCCCCAATTTTGAACGCCCGCCATTTGCTCCGCTGGGAAATTCATAATATTCTCAATAAGGTTTTCTAACGCATTTGGAGGCAGAGGCATCGCTGCGTCTGTGACGGGCACAGGCGGAGGAGGTGTATCTGGCTCACTCGTTTTGCTTTCACCACCACCTCTGGAAGACATCATTCTATTCCTATTTTGTCTGTGATTATTTGAAATCAATTTTATAATCTCCTGCTTCAGCCAGTCCTCAGGTGTGAGGTCTGCTGATGGGTTCTCTATGTCGTCACTTAGTTTAGCCCACTCCCAGATGCCGTTGAGGAACTCTATACCTGCCTCACCATTCGCACATACACCCCACTTCTTATCTAAGTCCTGACTGGTGCGTTTAGGTAGTTTAGGTATATCGCTACGGTTAAATAGGATGTGCCTGCCGAACGCTTTGGTATTAGATTTTTTGAATGGAAGTTTAGACATTAAGGCAGTAAATGGACTATCCTCAGGCAATTCACAATCAATATCAACGATGCCGATTTGGTTCGTATCTACTGCGAAGTGAGTATATTGCTGGTCGTTGCCGCCGTTATATCCTCGCCATTTACATTTAATGTATTGTTTGAGAAGTTTGGGCGGCATATCAAAATCCTTCAGTTTTGGAATAATGCGTCGTATAGCAAACTCAGGATTAGCAGCCAGTTCCTGTTGATTTTTTTTATTCAAATTATTTTTTAATAAATATTCAGCCAACTCGTCTCCGTAATAATCCCTAACATTTTGGACGCACCCGAACATCTCGGGACAGGGAATTTTTTTCACCTTCACGCTGCCGTCGCTGAGCGTCTCACCTGTGGGCTTGAGCCAGAGGCGGAGGGGGAAGGTGCGGATGCCGTGCTGCTTACAGTATTCGTGATACTTCATAGAACTCATCATTATAATAATATTATATAATTTTTTTTTTAAATCAATTTTATAAAAAAGAATAAGTGGGTAATACTTCAACGGATAGAAAATTGAATATATCCGTTAAAGTTTATTTCTTGCGTTTCATCAGGTTCAACCCTAATGTGAGTTGCTTATGTATTCGTGGGGTCATCTTAATAGTATCATCGTGAAACTTAAAACTCGTGCCGTCAGGTATGCGATTTAGGCGTTCTAATTCAGTTTTTTTGAACTTATAACTGGATGGAACTTTTAGGGAGCGATGTAATCCACCCTTACGAAATGTAATTTTTTCACCGCCTAATTCGGCAGTTCCTTTGGATATTTTAGCCCTCGTTGCTTTTGTCTCTTTGTTGCTAAATGGTTTTCTTTTTTTCTTCACATCGTGTCCTTTTCTATGGAAATCCTTGTCTCCTCTCTTAGTCGTGTAATCCTTGTCCCCCTTGTGGGTTTTGGACGCCATCCCCTTCTTTGATGAAGATGTTTTTTTTGTCGTCGTAGTGGAGCGGTATTGTTTTGATTTTAATTGCTTCTTCTTTGGCGGCATTTATACTATTGAGATATTTTATTTTTTTTTGATGTTCTTCTTCCAGCCACTCCTGATGCTTTTTAGTTTTGTAATGTCTTCTTTTATGTTTATAAGTCCAACATCCTCCACAGGGACATTCTTGCTTAATCTTCCCCTCCTCTCTATATTTTTGTTTTCTGGCTTCATTTTTTTCTAAATCTTCAATAGATAATTTACTATTCAAACTGCCTATATGTCTAATCCATTTGGCTTCCATCGCTCTTAAATTAATTGTAGCATCACATTTAACTATAACTTCACATTTAATATCTTCGGGTTTCATACCACATTTGCGTAAATGCGTATATAATGGAGAATGATATGATGCCCTTTCAGGATTAAAACATTCGCTCTGGTGTTCGGCTTGTCGTTTGCGAATTGGACGATTTGTTGAACCTACATAAATTCGGTGGTCTGGTGCTTTTATTATATATACACTCATTATATATATAATACCACATATTATTATTTAAATACTAATACTCACTTATTATTTATTTATTGCTTTTGATAGGATGAATTTGCTGTAGCGACTGTATGTCCCATCTCTTCAGCGGTGGTCTGTTTTTCTGCGAGGGGCACATCGTTTTTATGCTTATCGCTCAGGTAAATAGTGCGTAACATCGTGGGCGATATATTCTTCTTAAATCTGGCTTTCATAATTTTAATCATCGCTTTTGATAATCCATCGCCAGATATAGCCCCACCACGAGTATTGTAGAGGAATGTGCGTGTAAGAAAATTATCTTTAAAAGCATCCTGTGGATGAAAATACATATAAATATTAATAATACTATTGAGTTTTGGAGGAACATCCAATAAATAAACAGGTTGTTTAACTCCGTGTTTATCTCTATTTTGATTTTTCTGTGCCTGTTTGCCGAATGAAAAGAATTTCTTAGTTCTACCTACAACAACGAGATAGTTCATTTTTTGTTTATCTTCACTACTTAAACTATTATAGTTCTTACGACTGATGATTTCCATATTAGCATAATCCAGACGGCGTGGTTTGATGAGAGTATATAAGGATAGTATGAGTAGGTTCTGTATGGCTGTGCGTTGTTTTCTATTAATTTGCTTCCCTTTTTTCTCATAGATTTTTGCTCCTTTTTTATTGACGAATTTTAATGTTTTCTGTATGAGTTCATCCTTTTTAATCATACCCTTAACTTCAAGAGCCATAGTATTCTGTAGTTTGAGTATATCATCCCACGACACCCAGTTCTTATCCTGTTTTACAGTTTTGAGTTGTTGAGATTTCTGTTCGTTATATCTCTGTGCGAGTTGTTGTAGTTTATCCTGATAGAATTCATAGTCGGCTTCCTCCTGAGCGTCAGTATCTTTTTTATCAGGGGCAAGCATAATTAATATTACAGAATAATACATACGCTTCTGTGCGTCACTTTTACTCTTTTTATTAATATATTCTACTACCTGTTTGCGAGCGGTAATTAAGAAATCATTATTTTTGTAATCCTGTCCCGTAAATCCACGAGCGAGTGACTGTATAACTCTGGAATATTGTTTCCAGGTTTTTTCTTTAATATTGGTAGAGCCCATTCGTGCTGCTTTGAGTGCTTCCATTATATATTATATTAATATTATAATTATTCTTTAATATGTTTATAATAAATAAAGTATAAGTGACTAAATGCCTAAATGTCTAATTGTCTAAAAAAAATTATGAAAATTAAAATAGAGAGAGGGTGATACATATGATATGATATAATATAAGAAAATTAATTAGTCATTTAGACATTTAGACATTTAGGCATTTAGAATGGACGGGGGCGTTCCCAACTCCAGTCATCTCTCGTCTGCTGTGCCTGAATATGAGCCACCTGCCGAGAGACCCGAGCATACACGCCTTCTTTACTATTATCATTACCTTCGCCGTGTCCTGTGTTCCATTCGGGGTCTTGCGACTTAGACCACCTCACCAAATCGGGAATAGACATATTTAAATGCTTCGCCCGCCAGGTCATCCTCTCCAGAGATGCGTCGCTTGCGTTGTTGAGCCGCTGTCGGCAGAATGCGATTTCGTGCTGGTCGCTGCGAATTACGCATAGAGGAGGGCGAGTATATCCTAACCGACCAAACATTTCATTTAATTCATTAGTATCCCTAATTCTTTTGTATTCAATATTGGCGTATTGTTTCATAGTAATAACTCCCTGATTTATTAATTCTACAATTTGAAATAATCCCATTCTACTTTTATAGATATTCATCATAATACAAAACCTAACTTTTTTAAATTTTTTATTAAATTTTTTCAGGACGATATTCTCTTGAGAGAGCCGTTTCATCGTGGGACAGACATCGTGATTGACGACCTGACTGAGTGCTGCGAGAGTGGTGAGTGAGTTCATTTCTGTAACGGATATGAGGGGGTGAATAGTGGATATTAATATTTTCTTTTTTGTTTTCAATTTTCAATTTTACACATCCCGACCTTCCCTCAGGTCTGGGTGTTAAGTCACGAGCCGTCACTTATTCTCTAATCTCAGTTATTCTCCATTTCACCAACCACTTATTCTCCATTCTCACTTATCCGCCACATTATAGCGAATAAT